CGCGAGGCGTGCGAGGAGATCGGAGAGACCAACCCCGAGTTCATGGGCAAGTACGCAGCCGTCAAGCTGCACTTGAGAATGGAGTTCGAATGAACACGACCGAAATGATATCCCGCTACCACGCGGGCGACACTTTGCGCACCATCGCACGCGAGGCGGGCATGTCGTGGCAGTCCATCCAGCAGCGGCTCATCCGGAGCGGCGTCCAGATGCGCAAGCGTGGGCGCAAGCCGCTCGGTCCGGAACCGCGCGCGAGGCGCAAGGACCGCCAGGACCCGCACCTCGAAGAGCGAAATGAAATGATCCGGGAGCTGCGCAAGCACGGCGCCTCGATCGAGTTCCTGGCTGAACGGTTCAACCTCGCCGAGTCCACTATCCGTATTATCGTATACTTCCGCTAGGAGGTTCCCACAACATGAACGCAGCCGACCGAACGGGCAGGGACGCCCTCATCGTCGACTCTTACTCAAGCGGCAAGCCGATGATCGAAGTGGCGAGGGACCACGGCATCACGCGAGGCCGTATCCAGCAGATCGTCGCAAAGGCAGGCGCGACGCGCCCCAAGTCCACCGGGGCAACCCGAACCGGCTTCACCTACGAGCAGATCGGCCGCCTCTACATGGCCGGAACGTCTCGGCGCGAGCTGGCGAAGCTCGTGGGTGTCACCTATGCCCGCATCACGCAGATCATCCTCGACTTGGGGCTTCCGCGGCTCGGCAAGCTCGGGCGCCCCATCGACCGCAACGTGCAGGCGCGGAACGTCAAGATCCGGCAGATGGCGAAGGCAGGCGCGACGCGAGAGTTTCTGCGGGACCGCTTTGGGCTCGCGACCGTGACGGTGCTCGGCATCGTTCGCGGCATCGGAGCTAGGTCCAGCGTGCCGCGCAAGGTGGGAGCGCGGCCCGAGGTGCTCCGCCTGCACAAGCTGGCGATGAGGAACGCAGCCATCGCCGATCGCGTCGGGATCAGCCGGGAACGCGTGCGGCAGATCCTCGAAGAGACAAAGGCCTCTTGACACGGAAGCCGTGACGGCTTATCTTCCTCCACACCACGCGAGGCGTGACAACGGGAAGGGAAAGGTAACGAGAATGGCAAAGAAGACCGAAGCGCAGCCGTCCGCCAAGAGCGAGACGGCCAGCCCCGCGCCGGACCTGCGGGGAGAGATCGCCAACTACGCGGCGGCGGGGTATCCGTGCCTCGCCGTCGAAACCGTCGAGGAGGAGCGCCTCGTGACGTCCCTCCTCGGCCTCAAGCTGGGGTCGGCGGGGACGAAGCCGACCAGCGCGTTCCGGATCGCGGCGGTCGGGGGTCTCAAGAACCTCCACGTCGAGCCGGGCCGCGAGCCGGTCGTGTCCGACGCGAACGCGACCTACCAGAAGGCGTTCGAGGTGGCCTGCAAGCGGAACACGCTCCTCGTCGTGTTCGACTTCCAGCACCTCTGCCGCAACCCGGGCGCGTACAGGTCGCTCCGGGACTCGCTGCCGCGCGTCAAGGCGGCCGGGTCCTACATCGTGCTCGTGGCGCCGCACTGGCAGCTTCCCGAGGAGCTGACGCACGAAGTCCCCGTCGTGCATTGGGCTCTCCCGTCGCGCCCGGAACTGCGGGCGGCGCTTCAGGTGTGCGCCGAGGCCGCGCCGGACGAGACCTACTTCGCCGAGGATGCCAACTCCGAGGAGGCGTGCCTCGACGCGGCGGCCGGGCTCACCCTCTCCGAGGCCGAGGGCGCCTTCGCCATCTCGATCGTCACGACCGAGACGTTCAGCCGGGCGCGCATCGAGCAGGAGAAGATGCGCCTGATCCGGAACACGGGCTTCCTCGAAGTCGCGGCGCCCGAGAGCCCCGACTCGATCGGCGGGCTCGGCCAGCTCAAGGACTATCTCTCCCAGGAGGTCGTTCCGGCCCGCCACGATCCCGAGCTTCAGGTGCGCGGGATTCTCCTCGTCGGAGTGCCCGGGACCGGCAAGTCCCTCGCCGCGAAGGCCACGGGCGCCCTCCTGCACTGGCCGGTCGTGCGCCTCGACATCGGGGCGTGCAAGGGCTCGCTCGTCGGGCAGTCCGAGTCCAACCTCCGCAGCGCCCTCAAGCTGGTCGACGCGATCAGTCCGTGCGTCCTCTGGCTGGACGAGCTGGAGAAGGCGGTCGGCGGGTACGCGTCCTCGGCCGTGACGGACTCGGGAGTCACGCTGGGCATGCTCGGTGCGCTCCTGACGTGGATGCAGGAGCACAAGACGCAGGTGCTCGTGGTCGCGACCTGCAACGACTACGCGAAGCTCCCGGCCGAACTCACCCGCGCGGGCCGGTTCGACGAGCGCTTCTTCGTCGACCTGCCAACCGACGAGGAGCGGCTCGACATCGCTGCCGTCCACCTCGCCCGGTACGGCGCCCCGACATCCTTCGCCGCCCAGATCGCGTCGTCGGACCTGACGGCGGGCTGGACCGGAGCGGAGATCGAGCAGCTCGTGCGCTCGGCCTCGCGCCGCACGGCCCGCAACCTGACCGCCGAAGCGGTCGACATCTCGGCCAAGGAGATCAAGCCGATCAGCGTGGTCCGGGCCAACGAGATCAACGCGCTGCGCGGGTGGGCAAACACCACGCTCCGGCTCGCCAATTCCGTCATCACCACCACCAACATTCCCATCGCGCCGTCGCGCAACATCCGGACGGCAGGAGGCATTCAGTGACCGAATCCATCTTCACCTGCGGACGCACCTGCAAGGTCATCGAGCTTTGCCGGTTCTCGCCGCTCATCACCTCCGCCCACGTCATCCATTCCCACACCGCGACGATCAAGGTCGAGATGAAGGACCGGCAGGCCCTCGTCCGTGCCATCGAGCGGGTCGGCGGAAAGGTGCTGGGCGACGGCACGCACAAGCTCTACGCCGAGTCCGTCTCGGGCTTCGGCTTCACGCTCCCGGACTGGCAGTACCCGGTGATCCTGACCGCCAGCGGGGAGTTCAAGTACGACAACTACAACGGCTCGTGGGGCAAGCAGCAGACGCTCACGGACCTCACCCGGGCCTACCCGATCGAGTGCGCGCGGAACAAGGCGCAGGAACTCGGGTGGATCGTCGAGGACCAGGGCGCCAACCTCGTCGTGTTTCACCCCTCGGGCGGCACGCTCACGGTTTCGCCGGACGGCTCCGTGGACGCCGCGAACTTCACGGGCTGCGGCTGCGAGGAGGCGGCCGGGCCGATCAGCCTCGCAATCGGGAAGCCGGTCGAGATCGCCCGGAAGGCCGAGTTCTTCGCTGAGCGGGCGCACGTCCGGGTGGACGGCGGCGGCGAGTAGGGCAAGAAAGACCGGGCCATGAGGTTCGAGTTCACGCTGAACCGAAACGTTCCGCCGCTCCTCATCAGGGAGCGGCCTTGGCCTGGTCTCCGTATCAGGATGATCGGCGACTCAAGCGTCGACTACGAGTCGCACGTCACCGTGCGTTCAGCCAATTTCATCCGGGTAACTTCAGGCCCTTGGATCTACCCGGGCGAAGAGAAAACGCTTCGGCTCAGCAGTACGATGGGCCTCTCCTCCACGGTCTTTTTCGTCGACGAGGCCGCTCGCGAGCGGTTTGCCGAAGTCCTCTGGGAGCTGTTTCTGCGAGGCCAGCGTGAGTACCTCAAGGCCCGAATCGCAGCGGATCCGGCCTTCACGATCATCACCATGTACGACAACGCCTCCGCCGCGTTGTTCCCACCCCCTGGCCATATGTTCTATGCGGAGGCCGCGATCACCGAACCGCAGGAGCCGCTGCCGGTGCGTCAGATCCGGAGAGGCGCATGAGGGTCGTGCTGGCCTACCAGCGGATGCCAAAGCCGAGGCGGGCCGAGGCGTTCACGCTGCGGTACTGCATCGCGCTCCAGTGGCTTCCTGGCGAGTACGAGGAGATCAATCCGCGCTGGACCGCAACCCACGCGGTCACGCTCGACCTGTTCGGCTGCGTAGGCTCGGTCGAACCGGAAGGCATCTTGTGGCGGAGCGTGAACGGCGTGCCCGTCACGCCGCCGTATGCTGGCCGTGTCGTCCTATCTATCGCGACGGCCCCCAACGCCGCGCTCGGCATCATCCGCTCCCGCACCTTCACCGACCCGCGCGACATGGAGGCGTTCATCGAGTTCCTGCGGGGCTATGCCGAGGCGCTCGCTACGGCTCACTCGACTTGGGTGAAGGAACACCCGGACTTCCCGGGCGATGCCGAGCCGACGCAGACGCACACCCAGGTCGACCCTCAGACCGGAGAGATCACGACCGGAGCGCAGCAGACCGAGCGAAAAGTGGAGCGCCACATCCGGAGGCAAAACGCGACGGTTGAGCCGGACGATTCTGGGTATCCGAGCGGTTCGATCTTGGAAGAGGACGTCGAAGAGGCGCCGATAGTCCAGCGGTTGCAGCAGTCGGTGGAAGGCGCGGAACGGCGCCCATCGCTGCTGAATGGCATGCGTCCCCGTCCGCCGTACGACGCCCCCATCGTCCCCGGAGCGCTTGAGCAGTTTCGGGACTACCTCCACAACATCGGGCTCAAGCACGGCTATCAGTTCCAAGGGCGGCTCGTGTCCTCTCGGGAGGTTCGGCACGTTGGCGGCCTAGACTTTCACGCGATCAGGCGTGAGTACGTCCTGCATCACGCGACGAGCGGGGTCTCGCGGTCCGGCTCCGGCCGCGCCGAAGTGCTGTTCCCGCCGTACGACTCGAATATGAGGAGGGCGTCGGAGGATGTGGTTGCCCGTGTCGCCATCGAAGCCGTGCGCGACGCTCTATTTGGCGAGGTCGATTTCGGGGCTCTCGTGGTCGCGTTCGACAGGCCCATCCGCCCCGCGTGGACCTTCGAGGAAATGACGCCTTTGATCTTCAACTCGTTGGTCTCGGGGCATTCAGAGGGGGCCGTCGCGTCGGCTCAACTTCTGGATGCGCCTCCACAGACAACCCTCCCGCCACTCACCTACTGCATCGGCCGCGACCGCTCGTCTCCCGTTTGGGGGGCGGGGGAAATCCCGGAAGAAGACACCCCATTCTGAAGAGAGGAAAACACAATGGCGTTCGACATCAACCGCGTTCAGCTCCTCGGCTACCTCGGGAGAGACCCAGAGGTCAAGACGATGGGCCAGTACGAGTTCGTGACTATCAGCATCGCTACGAAGAGGTCGTGGGTCGACAAGACCACGAAGGAACGCCGCGAGGAGACCGAGTGGCACCGCTGCACGGCGATGGGCGACAGCATGAAGAAGCTCGCGAAGAACCTGAAGAAGGGGACGCGCCTCCTCGTCGAAGGCCACCTGCGCACCCGCTCGTGGGACAAGAACGGCGAGAAGCGGTACGCGACCGAAATCGTGATGGATGGCCTCTACTTCATGGCCGGTCGCGACAAGCCCGACGCGGCTCGGGCCGGGAACGCAGCGGACGACGACGACGTACCGTTCTGAGCCAAGAAAACCCTTGACGGGTAGCGTAGCGCGCCCTAGAATGGAGAGACAATGAGCGACACCGCAACACCGACCACCACCCGTACCGCAAAGGCCGCGAACGGCAAGAACAAGGCGATCCACGTCCGGCCCGCCATCCACAAGAAGGTGGCGGCCCTCGCGAAACGGGACGACCGCAACATCACGTCGATGGCGGGCATCCTGATCGAGCTGGGGATCACGGCCTTCAACGCGACGGCCTCGCCAGCTCCGCCCAGCCCCTCGGAAGACTGAGCCCTTCCTCCCGCCCTCGTCAAAAGGAGCCGATGCGTGAGCCGAGGTAGGCAAAGGGAAAAGGCGGCGGAGTATTTCAAGCGCGCGCCGAACTACTCGTGGGAAGCGCTCGACTTCTTTCGTAAAAATCGACCGCTGTTCCCGGTCGGTGACTTGGAGGCGCTGGACTGGCTATCGGACCATCTGATGTCTTCGCACAAGTTCTCATTGCCGGACTACGGGAACATTCTCGGGGACGGACTTACGCAGTCGATTACAGAGGCCGGGCTGAGCGCAAGGCTCCCGTATCCATCTATAGCTATCGAGTACGAATGCCCGCTCAGGGGTCCGCTGGGGCAAGGGCGAGTCGATGCTCCGAAACGCATTCTCCTCGGCGTAGAACAGGAAATGCCGGGCCTAAGGCTCGGGGCGGCGTTCGTTTGCATATCTGGTTCCAGTAGAAGCTGGAGCCCCAGTAAGGCTGGGTACTTTTTCCAATATGGGGACGCATCCAAGATTCACCTCGTCTGGCTTGGCGAAAGTGGTCAGCGAGAAAAGGCTAACATGGATGCCGAGGGCCTCGACGTTGAAGGGCTTGTGGTAAGCACCCATTGCAATGAATTCGCGGCTGGGTTTCAGTTACTCGCCGCGCTCGACTGCACGAACGTCTCGACCGAAGTCATTCGCCCGAACCGAGAAGCTCGCGCGGCGCGCCCCGCATCAACGCTATTCGACTATCACGTCCTGATGATTCAGCCTGGAGCGGAACGTCGTCCGAGCGAAGTCCGCGGCGGTTCGCACGCCAGCCCGAGGACACACCTCCGGCGCGGCCACATCAGGCGACTCGCGCGGGGACCGCGCATCTGGGTCAATTCGTGCGTCGTTAACCCGAGCGCGATCGGCACCGTCAACAAGGACTACGCCGTAAAATCAAGTGCGGCACAGCCGCAAAAAGGATGAAACCCGCATGACGCCCACCCCGCTCCCACGCGCACCGAGAATCTCCGAAGCGGATCTGGCTGGCCGTCCGTCGCCGACCGTGACCTGCCCGAACTGCGAGGCTCGGCTCCTGCTGTCCGCCCACATCCGGCAGAATTGCCCGAAGTGCGCGGCCAGCCTCGTTCACGTCCCGCTGGACAAGACGCCGCTGGCGTTTGCGGTGCGGGCATGACCGCAACTCTCCGGGATTCCCGGACGGTTCCATCGCTCGCGGAGCTGCGGGCGCGAAAGCCCATCGAGGCGCGGCCGAAGAAGAGCGCCGCCTACGTCAGGTGCTTCGATCTTCAGCCGTACCAAGAGTCCGTCGCGGACCAACTAGGGGCAGAGCGTGACGCTGCCGGAGCCCGCCTCGCCCTGGCGGCGAAGGCGGTGAGGCCGTGAGCACCTACGAAGACTTCCTCAAGTCGAAGCGAGTAGAGGCCACGGCCCGCGGGATAGCGAATCCGAACGTGACGGCTTCGCATCTGTTCCCGTTCCAGCGGGCCGCTGTGGAGTTCGGAGCGCGCGCCGGTAGCTGGGGCCTCTTCTTCGATACCGGGCTCGGGAAGACGGCCTGCGAGCTGGAGTGGTGCCGCATCGCGGCCGAGTCGTCGAACGGATGGGCGCTGATCCTCACGCCGCTGGCCGTCGCTCGGCAGATCGAGCGCGAGGGGCTCCGGTGGGGATACGACGTGCGCGTGATCCGCGAGCAGGCAGACGCCGGACCGGGCATCAACATCTGCAACTACGACCGGCTCGAAAAGCTCGACGCCTCCGCGTTCGGCGCCGTCGCTCTTGACGAGGCTTCGATCCTCAAGAGCTTCGCAGGGAAGACGACTCGGAGTCTGATCGAAGCCTTCTCCGGGCATCGGTGGCGGATGGCCGCGACCGCGACCCCTGCGCCGAACGACAGCACCGAGCTGGGCCAGCACGCCGCGTTCCTCGGGGTGATGAGCCGCGACGAGATGCTCGTGCGTTGGTTCATCAACGATTCCGGCGACACCAAGTCATGGAGGCTCAAGAGGCATGCCACCGAGTCCTTCTACGACTGGATGGCTTCGTGGTGCCGCATGGCAGAGCACCCGCGCGACATGGGCGACGACCTCCCGGGGTTCGACCTCCCGGCGCTCTCGATCCATCGTCACCGTGCAAACGAGAGTGAGATCAAGGTCGAGGGTGAACTGTTCGGCGGCGCCAACGTCTCGGCCACGGACATCCATCGCGTCAAGAGGCAGACGGCTGACGCTCGCGCTGAAGCCGTCGCCGCGTTGATCCATGCCGAACCGGCGGAACCTTTTGTCGTGTGGTGTGACACGGACTACGAGGCCGATGCGCTGATCGGGGCCATCGGTTCGGTGCCCGGTGGCGTCGTCGAAGTGCGCGGCTCGCACGTCATCGAGAAGAAGGAATCCGCGCTCGCCGCCTTCGCGGACGGCAGCGCCCGCGTGCTCATCACGAAGCCTTCCGTTGCGGGGTTCGGGCTGAACTGGCAGCACTGCGCGCGCATGGTTTACGTGGGCCGCTCGTTCTCTTTCGAGAGCTACTACCAGAGTGTCCGCCGATGCTGGCGATTCGGGCAGACGCGGCCGGTCAACGTCCATCTGATCCTGGCGGACGGTGAGGATCACATCGGCGACGTGATCGACCGCAAGGGCGACGATCACAAGTCCATGCGGCACGCGATGGCGAAAGCCGTGGCCCGCGCCACCGCGAAGTCGTCAACGCTCAAAGTCGAGTACCACCCAAAACATGCGGGCAAGCTCCCGCTCTGGATGAGGAACGCAGCGTGAAGAAGATCATGTGTCTGGGCGAAGCCCATAGCGAGAAGTTCGCGGCCTATCACGGCGACTGCGTTGACGTGGTGCGCCAGCTCCCGGACGCGAGCATCGGGTTCTCCGTCTACAGCCCGCCGTTCTCGAACCTGTTCTGCTACTCCGATTCGATCGCGGACATGGGCAACGCCGCGAACGACGCCGAGTTCCTGACGCAGTACGGGTTCCTTCTCCGGGAGCTGGCTCGCGTCACGATGCCCGGCAGGCTCTCGGCCGTCCACTGTTCGGATCTCCCGCTCCAGAAGTGGAAGGACGGGATGATCGGGATCAAGGATCTCTCGGGGGACATCATCCGCGCGCACCAAGAGGCCGGGTGGATTCTCCATTCGCGCGTGACCATCTGGAAGTCGCCCGTGGTGGAGATGACCCGCACCAAGGCGCTCGGACTCCTCTACAAGCAGCTCCAGAAGGACAGCGTTCGGAGCCGCACCGGCATGCCGGACTACCTCCTCGTCTTCCGCAGGGACGGCGAGAACCCCGAGCCGGTGACGCACACGCCCGAAGAGTTCCCGCTCGACCAATGGCAGGAGTGGGCCTCTCCCGTATGGATGTCGGTGGATCAGACCCGCACGATGAACGTGCGCATGGCGCGAGAGGCGAAGGACGAGCGCCATTTGTGTCCCCTCCAGCTCGACGTGATCGAGCGGGCGCTCGTGATGTGGAGCAACCCCGGCGACACCGTGCTCAGCCCGTTCATGGGCATCGGCTCCGAGGGCGTTGCGAGCCTCCGGCGTAAACGGAGGTTCGTCGGTGTCGAGCTGAAGGAGTCCTACTTCCGGCAGGCCGTGAAGTACCTTCAGGACGAGGACGCACAAGGCGGGCTCTTCGAGGGCGCCGCATGACCTACGTAGACGACCTCTCCCCTATCGACGCACCGCCCGCGTGGTTCCCCGGCGACACAGCCTGCCGCCTCACCGCCGACACGCGTCAGGAGCTGGCCGAGATGTGCGCCTGCATCGGACTGCCTGAGCCCGAGGAGGACTTCCAGCTGCTCACCCCTGCCAAGCGCTTCCTTGCCTTGCGCTACGGCGCGCTCGAGAGCGGGACGCTCTCCCTGTTCGACTTCGAGGGGGCGGCGGTATGAGCACCATGCCCGACGTGGTGTTCGAGATGCTGATGTCCCGGTTCCGCGAAGTCCAGTCGGCGCTCAAGGCCGAGTACGGACTGTCCTACCCCGTCATGCTGGGCCGCGTGAAGGACGTGATGGAAAAGCACACGGGCGGTCCGATGGCGGCGATGCAGATGATGTACGGGCATCCGGACTACGATCCCCGGTTCGTGCAAGCCGCAATCGTTGATCTGGTCGACGCCGGACGGCTCAACCCGAACGCGCAGATGCCCGGGCAGGTGATGTGATGGGCTTCGGTCACGCGCAGCGCTGCTCGGCATGCAAGGGCTCGCTCAACGTCTTCTCGCAGAAGTGCCGCCAGTGCGGCAAGCAGTGGGTGGCGACGGGACGGAAGAAGCGGAAGCGCGAACCCAAGAAGGCGGCGAAATGAAGGCGGTCCCGTGCCGATGTGGCGCCTTGGTCATCGAGGCGTCCTCGATGGCTCAGGTCGTTCAGCGGTTCGACGCCGCTCCGGTCAAGGGCGGCCCATGCGAGCTTCTGATCGAACCGAACCGCGACCTTCCGCTCTACGACATCCGCCCCGGCGACAAGGCCAAGCTCGACAAGTCGTTCGGATACCGCTTGCACCGCTGCCCGGAGGCGAAGTGAAGTCGCAGTATTGGGCCGTGTTCTGGGTCGGAGCGTTTCTAGTCGGCTTCGTCCGGTTCTGCATGACG